AAAGAAGTAGTCATGGGACTACCTGGATAGATAATGTTTCTCTGCGTATTGGAGTGACTGTGTAGGTCTCCCGCGTATACTACAGGAAAGTCATTAAACCTTTCCAAGTCTACCTCTGGCGTTACATGAGGTGGGATTTCTCCCCTTACATGTGTAAACAAAGGTTTGTTGGTATCGCATTTTTCTATCATACCTTTTCTATGCAAGTCTGCATAAGGTAATATAGTACCCCATGGATACTCTGTCCATGTGTCTACGATCTCAACTAAAGGATTTACATCAGTTGTAGCTCTCTTTAGATTGCTAAAGAATGTTGTATTCTTTTTAGTAGCTTCGTGATTACCATCATAAATGATAGTAGGAATAGTTACTTCTCTGACAAAGTCAAAGTATAGTGTAAGCTCATCCATTGAAGGTACTCGGTCAAATAAATCACCACCTATAATGTGCATAGTAATATCTTTGTTATCTTCTAGCTTATGAATAGCTTCAAAAAATAACTTATATCTACTACATGCCCATGCCATAGGTACGTTCTTCTGACCTAGCTTTAAGTGCCAGTCTGCTGTAAATAATATCATGCTACGAAATCTTCTCCTGGCTGCCATGCGCAACCAGTAAGTCCACCAGCTTTTAAAGCCTGTAGTGTTCTTAGTATTTCGTCTGCGTTTCTACCCGTGTCAAGAGCGTTGACTGAGTAGTGTTGAATTACGTGGTCTTCATCAAGAATAAAAGTAGCTCTGTAAGGAACTCCTTCACTATGATTATATACACCTAATTCTTGAGCAAGTCTACTACCTGCATCGCAACACAAAGGGTGTTGGATGTTTCTGATAATATCATTGCTTTCTTTCCAAGCTTGTTTACAAAATTCATTGTCAGGGCTAAAGCCTAACACATCAGCTTCGCCCAACAGTTTATCCATATCGGATATTTCTGTTGGACAAATGAATGTAAAGTCTTTTGGATAAAAATAAACAACTGACCACATATTTTCTGCAAGTACTTCGACATCGATAAGTATGTTATCAATGTCACATGCTACTGCTGAAAAGTCTGGGAATACGTCTCCTATTGAATAATCCATTTGTCTCTCCTTAACTTATGCTGAATTCTGAATCAACATCTGAAGGGGCTTCTGCTCCATCAGCTGGTTGAGTTACCCTTTGTAGAAGCTCTAGCTGAGCATCTGCTGTAGGTCTTGCTAGTACATCGTCCATAGAACGTATATCAGCTATAGAAGCTGTTTCTGTCTCTGTTAATGGTCTAGGTTTGCACTTAAGTGCCTGAAGCCTGTACTCTACATTGAAAGCCATCGGTCCAGTTTTAACTCTTTGAAAGAAAACGTCCCACCCTGTTGTAGGGTCGGTAGGGTCGCCTAAGTCTTCTGCGGCTACCATGATTTGTTCCATGAGTTTCTTTTTAAGATTAACAACTTTGACTTTACCATCTGTTGGATCTATGCATTGAATAGCATATGCCCAGCCACATTTTAAGTCAGGAAAGAAACTTCTTACATGATCTGTTTCCTTGTTGTTGAATGTCTCTGTATTACGGTCGAAGGCTAAACATTCCATAGGAATATTTTTACCGTTCTCGCCCTTAATCCAATAAACATATCTTGGTAGTATATCTCCTACAAGTCTGAAGATATTATCTCCTTCTTTGTATGTATACTGGTCTATTGAGGATTTTTTAGCACTCCCCTGTGCTTGATTAAATTTTAATGCCATCTTATGTTCTCCATTTAGCGTTATCTTCAAATAGAAAGTGTACTAGACCATTCTCTACTCGAAGCAATCTGTTGCGATATACTATCGTTGTCGTAACAGGTAAGTGTATCAACTCTAGTGTTGACTCACCTGTTTGTTTGTAATTAAAATAATTTCGGTAAGAGGCTATTGCAATATATTCTGCAGCCTCTTTATTACTATAATTCTTTCTTTCAGCGAGCAGTTGCCTAGGATTTAGTAAGAAACTATGTCCTACAAAACTTTTACCGAAGTATTTATAAGTCTTGTCTTTCCTGCTAGCTGGAATTCTTTTATAAGTTAATAAGTGAACTATAGTGAGTATTGAAGTGGAATCTCCATTGGTCTCACTATTTATCTTTTCCCAATTATATTTTATCATATATTATAACAATTTTTTAAACCCATGTCAAGTAGTATTTTTCGGAGGTGGTTACAGGGTTGATATTTCATAACCCTGTTTCATATAGTAGCCTAGTCGTAGACTAGCCTGTCTCTTTGCCGTTTTTCCAATTAAATTTATATCTACTACTATGGGTTGCTGTTTACCTTCATAGTCTCTAATTATTCTTCCAATAAGCTGTGTAAGTAACGGCTCATTGTTTACTGGTGTTGCGAGTATCAAACAGCTTAGAATGTTTAAGGATATACCCTCAGAGAATATAGACTGTGTCCCGTACAGGACGTCTTTATCTTCAAAAATCTGTGCTATTATGTCTGCTCTATCTTCGTGATGGACTTTGCCCGTCACACAAACTGCGTTACTACCAGTGAGCTCCGCGCAGTTCCTGAGGAAGTCTACTCTATCAGATACCACTAACACTTTGTGACCTTTAGCGGCGTACGATGACGCAGCCATTGCCACAGAATGTTGGTATTCTGGGTTGTATGCTAACTCATTAATTCTATTCGCCCAAGGTATATTATTCCCGTCCATAAAGCGTATATCTATCGGTAAGATATGCACTTTAGGCATCATAAAGTTTTCCTTCGGTGGTTTCATTACATTGTTTCCAAAGTAGTCGCGGAAGACAACGTGTCGTCCGTCCTTACGTTGTAACGTCCCTGTCAGTCCAATCTTATGTCTAGCACAATTTTTATCTACTATTCTAGAAAATGACCTAGCACTTACGTGATGCATTTCATCTAGTATGAGAGTGCCGAACTCTTGTCTTATCTCGGGAATCTTCCTATACAAACTTTGTATATTCCCAATTACGACTGGACTATCTATTTCAAATTTACCACTGCCTATAATTCCAGGCGTGATACCAAAAACCTTCTTTACTTCGTCTTCCCAC